ACAATCAAACAATTTGGAGATGAATGGTGGTACGAAATTATCGATACAGATAACGAACTGCTAAACGAAGGACGTATTGAAGACATGGGACCATATATGGACAAGATGGTTGACCAAGTTAAGTTCATCAACTTCGGAGACATTGAATGCCAAATCATTAAACTTTACCTCGCGTAGATAGTAGGGCGAACTTTTCGTCCTACTATTATAGTAGGTTAGATAGATAAAGGAGTAATATCGATGAAAACAATTAAAGACGAAAGACATGTATTCAAACAAGTTAAAACTATTCCAAGCGGGTATCGTGTATGGAACATTCCTTCAATTGGCGAAGGTTGTGTTCCTTTATATCTCCCTTTAGATGAAATAACTGTAGACGCTTCAACTTTGTGCTACCTACAACTTACTGAACAAGAGGCTAAGGTTTTGCACAGCGCTGCAAGTTATGGACTTCGTACTCTAGCGGACGTTCGTAAGGCGTTAGCAAGTAACCGAAAAGGACCTACAACGGAACGTCGTAAACGTCTTGCACAACCTGCTTTACCTATCTTCAAAAAGTACACAAAGGAGGGCTAAAATGCTCCTCCTTCGATTTTTAGTTTCAATACTGTTAAAAGTAGTCAAATGGCTACAAGAGCTCACTGACCAAAGTGGACTATATTAAGGAAAAGAAAAAATGAAAGTATAAATCAACAACCATAACGAGCTTGATTTTCTGCAAAACTAAAGGCCTATAATTTAGGTCTTTTTATTTTATAAAAAGTTGAAATTTTTATAAAAAATGCTTGACTTTATTCGTTTATTATCGTATAATGTAACTATAAAGAAAAACAAATAAAGGAGCAAATAGAATGATTAGATGGACAGGAAAATCAACTTCAGGAACATGGAGAAGAGAAGTAGAAGCTGAGTCAATGATTGACCTTATGGAGAAGCTAATTGACTTGGACATTATTCCAGCTTATTGGGATTTTGAGGAACGTTTATTCGGTTACTTAGCTGACTCAAGTGAAGAGCTGGAAGAGTTCAAAACTAAATACAACGAACTAAAAGAAGAGGAATTGTTCGAGGAAGCCGACGGCTTGTTCAACGACTTCGATTGGGCTAATGTATTTCGTAACATGGATCCAAAAGATATCCAAACAAGCATTTCACTATGCGATAGCCAAGCGTACTATCAAACATTCGAAGTTATTTAAGGAGGAAAACAAAATGGCTAAACCTACATTACAAGAAAAGAACAAACTCATTATGAGATTTCATCAGGCGGACGCAGTCCATCCCGAAAATGGCGAAAAGATCGACATTTCGATTGCGGGCGTTACAACTGTTATCGAATATAAAGGTCGATTAGTTACTTGGGACATTCAGGAAATGTTGAACGAAGCGATTGAGCTAATTGAAAAGGAAGAGGAAAACTAGGAGGTTATCAATGGAAGATAGATACAACATTGAACCAGCAGACATACTGAACTATATCGGTATCACAAACACAAAGGATCCAGACTTTTATGATTGCTTATTAGCCCGTCTAGTAAGCTCCTACACTAAAAAGGAACTTGCGTACAAAGGATTATCCTTTGGCGACTTCCTTGCGGAACTTCAAAGTCAATCACTTGCTTATCTAGGAAATTAAAAAAGACCTATTCATTTAGGTCTTTTATTTTTGCGATTGTAGTTTAGTGAGGTAGTTAGCTAAATCTAGCGCCTCCTCTTTAGCGTGTTGCAGAAAGTCATCTGCGTTGTTCTCAGCTAGTGTAGTTCCGTACTTGCTTACACCTACAACACTACGAGATATCAACTCTAATGCTGTATGCAATACAATAGGATCTAATCCTGTCACGTCTATATAGTCACGTGTATTTAAGCACTTGTCCGAAGTTATTACACTTCCATCAGGTGCAATGAAATAAACTTTACTCATTTCTATCCTCCATCATTCGCTTAAATTGTTTAATAGGCATCGCTATATATTGCTCTTCTCCGTCACCAAAGTCGAAAGCGATAGCAGAATAGTCTAATTTCTGAGCGAACCTTTCCTGTTCATTTTTAATAAACCATTCCTTTTTCAGGCTTATTGACCTTTGAGGTTTCATAACAGTCTTGCATTCTATAAGCATTGAGTCTGTTACCACGTCACCTTTGTAGTAGTCAGTGGCTCCTGAATTAGGCTGTACTTTTCCTCCTAACTGCTTAGCAACTGCCTTCTCTTGTTTAGCACTAGCTCTGCGCGTGGGAATCGGCTTATTTTCACGCTGTCTCATGGCAAGTAGATAAGCAGAAAGAGATTGGCGTAAAACGCGAGAGAGCTAACGAGAGCCCCTAAAAACAGGGCGATAGGGCTTCGGTTATCTTCCCGTTTGCCAACTACCAGATAGGTCATTGCAGTAGTTAGGCAAAAAGCCGAAAGAACGAAGACACTAACTAGAATAATTTTTACTATATAGTTCATTAAGTTTCCCCTTTATTTCAATTCCATGTTTAGACCGAATGATATTATTACCGTCTAAAATTTCTTCAAGTGTTTCAACTGCCTTGTCGCGAAGTTGATGCACCCATGTATAGTGATATCCGATTTCAACTGCTGCATTAGTGATAGGGACGTCATCTAGAACGCATAACTTCAGGACGTTTCGTTGGCTTTCCGGAAAGCATTCTACAAGGTTGTCAATGTAGCCAACAAAGGCTTCAAGATTGTCAAGCTCTTCGCCGTTATCCTTAACAGCAAGCAGGAAATTGATTCGAGCTCTTGCACGTTGATAATCTTCCCGAAGTTCGACAATCCGTTTATTTAACTGTTTTCGTTGTTCGTTCATGCTATAGGCTCCTCGTATTTAATAGTCTCGCACGTTGCGTTGACATATACAATATCATCTAAGCGCAATAAAATGTCAGTAGCAATAACGTCACCATTGATGTCTGAGTTGTAAGGTGTTAGCCTTAGACATTTTTGATTATAAAATTCAGGGTTATCAATGTAACCCTGAATATCTTCGACTGCGTCGTCGTAATCGTCAATGGTGTCGAATAAAGCTGCTACTTCTAAATGAGCGCCGTTACTATAAATGACTTGAAATAGCGTCTTTATTCGTTCCATTATAATACTCCTGCACCAATCAGCTGTTCTGCAAGCTTACTTACTTTTTCGTCAGTTTGAATGAGACCTAAAATGATATCTTTTAAATCTTCAGCCTTTTCCTTTTTGCAAGCCTCTTCAACGGCTTCACGAAATGCTTCAAATCGAGCGTTTACGATACATAGTTTCTTGCTCAAATCTTCTGCGTGAGAAACGGGAAGAGCCATAACTGAAGCGACTAAAAGACTGTCACGGTCTTTCTTTTCCACTGCCCGATTGCTAATAGCTGCTGCCGTGTCGCGAATTTCCTTGTAAGTAAACGAAGCGTCGACATAGCCCCTTTCATCTTCATTATAGATTCTAGTATTGAATTTTTCACTTTGACAATTTTCACACATTTCATTTTGACCTTTCTTTTAAGGGCGAGGGCGACGAGATGGAGCTGGAGTTTTTCGAGTAGGTTTTGCAACTGCTTTAGGTTTTTCTGTACGCTTGATGTATTCTGCCTCAGTAATTGGTTCCCAAGTTTCTTCATCGTACTCTTCTGGCAAGCGTTCACCTTTTGCTAGCTTGTAAACCTTTCCTTCAAGTTCGTAGAAGAAGTCTTCTTCTAATACAGGGCACATTGCATCCATGTATTCTTCTTCGTCTACAAGAATGTCGCTGTCGTCGTCAGGCTCGTTTTCTTCCTTCTTGTAGTAAACATCTGCGACTTGACTATAGAAGTAGTAGACGTCACGAACATGTCCAGCAGGTGCTACTACGTTGTCATCAACTTCTTCTACTTTAGGTTCTGGTTCAGGTTCTTCTGCCTTTTCAGCTTTTTTAGGCATACGAATTTTAGAAGATTTCTTAGGCTGCTCTTCTACCACTTCTTCTTTTGGAGATGATTTTCGACGTCGAGTAATTCCAGCTTTCGGCTCTTCCTTCTTAGGTTCTTCAACCACTTCAGGCTCTTCGTCATGCGGCTCTTCCGGCTCTGGACCCTTCTCCACGGTCTTGCGTCCACCACGGACAGTCTTCACAGGTTTGTCCTCAACTTTGACCTCTTCGACTTCCCCTTCGCCGTAAACGAAATTTTCATTTTCGATGACGTAAGTGGCTGCCATGTCTGCGCGATGAATTAGGAAAGCAAGTGGATTAGTTTCAAAGGCTGCTCCACATCCATTCAAATTTGCATAAGGACTAATATCATAGGCTCCCATATGCCAGAAAATTGCTTGCGCTTCCATTGTAGTAAGGTGAATAAATCGTTGAAGAAAGAAATTAGATTTCGCTCCATGTCCCATTGTAAGTTGTTCAGGATCGTATTCATATGCTAAATAGCTTTCCCACTGACCGTCAGCGTCCTTACGCCATTTTTCAGTTTCGCGATATTGACCTACTTTGCAAAGGTCGTGGAATAGTGCTACAATTGCAACTGACTCCATCGGATATAGATCTTCCCAGCCCTTTCCTACTACGGTATCAAGTTCAAATAGCATTTGATTGAACACATTCAATGAATGCTCAACAAGTCCGCCTTCGTAGCTTCCGTGGTATCGAGTGCTTGCAGGGCTCGTGAAGAAGTTAGTTTCATTTTCGAGCCATTCCATAAGGTTGTCAATTCCGTCACGATCAATTGTTTCTGTTACTGCTTTCTTGAAGCGTTTTTTAAAGTCTGTCATAGTAGACCCCTTTCATTTTCTATAATGCAACTAATTGAAGTACCTGTTCCGTACTTCTTTTTTAAATATTCGAGAAATTCAATATTCCCGACCATAACTACTCTTACCTTTTGCGGGCTATTTACCGCAACTTTTGTCATAGGCTGTCCTCCTTTGCTTATACTGTAATATACACAGATTTCAGCTTATTTGTTAAGTAAGTGAAAAAATTTTATACAAAGAAATGTAGACAGCTGAACTTTCTGTATATCGACCATTCTTGATACCTTCAATAGCTTGACCTAGAATAGACATTCCTTCGAAAGCCGAGTCCAATTCGTATTGAAAATTATATACAATCTTATTGATTAAAAACTGCTTGATCCCTAAATTAGATTCTTTAGGTTCTTCGGCTCCTAATACTAGGCAGGCATTATTGAAATTTTGATACAACAATGTCAGCAATCCAATAGGACTTTCACCTTTTGCTAAAAATTCAGTGACTTTCATAATTGCCTGCTCCGGCCTATATTCAAGTACATCATCGACTAGGCTGAAAATATCAATTTCTGTCTTGTGCTTGACAATAGATTCAACTACTGATGCGTCGACATTTTTCAATCGCGACAGCTTGTCAAGTTCATTGTCAATTCTAGAATAGTCATTTAGACAGAACTGGATAACCATGTCAATCATGTTCCTGTCAACAGTCGAGTATTTAGACACAAAGTGCCTTCTCAGTTGAGCGTCAGTCATTTTTTCAAACTCTACGCAATTTTCAGGAAATGCTTTTAGCAATTTGCTGCGCTTGTCGATTTTCGTGACCATCAAAACAAGTGTCCCGTATCGAACATCTGGAAGTCGTTTCCATCTCGCCTCATTAGCAAGGAACTCCTTATCGTCCCTGACAGCAAATATTCGATGATTTGAGACAAGACCTTTTTGAGTAAGAGTCTTCCATACAGTAGACACCAACTGCTCTCGAACTACGTTGCCCATTTGATTGAGATATACGTTCATAAGGCCAATTTCTTCGCCATAAAGAATATAAAATGGCTTCAAATTATTAGTTCGAATGTCTTTTTGAAAAGATACTAAATCACTCAACTTTAATCCTCCTGATAAACTCGTTTACGCAGACACGCCCATTTGAACCTTTTTTAGAAACCTTTCTAAGGCACCTGGAAGCCTCTCTTACTAAAAGGTCGTGAGCTTGTATTTCATCAAAAGTCATTTCTTTGTAGTTCTTTCGAATAACAATTGTCGACCAATTTAACAGACAATTGAGAAAGAGTTTTGGTTCAATTTTCCCTTCGTCAGCTTCCTTAAACTTGAGCCAGTTAGTGACCTTCAACGAGTTGCTGGCACTTGCCTCCCATATTAAGTCATAGAATGTTGAAACCTTTTCAAATAGCTCTTCTGCGCCATATTCTAATATGTCTTCAAGCATTTGAAGGTTGCTGGCAAGATTGCAATAGTCTACAATCGCTCGGTCGTCAAGTCCTGAAGTATCAACCTTCTTATAAGACTTGACAAACAGAATCTTTTCTTCACTAGTATAAGGCAACATGGTTAGAACCTTTGCTCGACTTGCAAGCGTAGGCAAAGCATTGTTAATGCTATCGACCGTCATTGCTATATGGCAATTTGATGGAGGCTCTTCTGCTATTTTCAGTAGTGAATTCAAAGCAGACATTGACAAGCTATTTCCATCAATCACATAAATTCGCGCCTTGAAGATTGACCTAGCGTCCTCAATAATATTTCGAATATCTTCAACGCTTGTGCCTACTACAATTGAATCGGCTTCGAATTTAGACGAAATATATCGAACCAGTGTTTTTCGACCCGAGCCTACCTCGCCTTCGACGATTATAAATTTCGGAAGCTGTTTCCACTTAGAGATAGTAGATTTAACAATCTCTTGTCCAATCATATCACTCCTCCTTACTCATTAAAAGAAGCTTCGTTTCAATTATTGGCTTAGCATTAGGTTCCCATTTAACAACTCCAGCAAGTTCATTCATTTCTTCAAGCATCCACAATATTGTAGCATATTGAAAGGCTTCACAGAAATATTCTAACTTGCTTTCAAAATGAGCAGGAAGCTGAGTGATTGAAATATCTCGAACTAGCCAATACTTACAAACCTCTAAAAGGAAATCAGTGAAGTTTCGAGTCACTAATTTCAAGTCTTTTCCTGAATAGTGGAAGTCGTTTACAATTTCCAAGCATTTAGATCCGTCATAGTTGGCAATGGCTTCAACAAGTGAAGCGAATGTTTCATAGTCAGGAACTCCTAGTGCATTAGAAACGGCTTCCATATCTACGTGATGGCTATAATCTAGAACTTTTTCTAGCCTAGTTATGCTGTCACGCATTCCGCCATTTGCAAGTTTACCAATAAACGAAAGAGCGTCACGCTCGTAACTATAATCAGCGCCTTCTTCGTTCTCGCTTTCGATAATAAATTCAAGCTGATTGACGATGTCATCATTATCAATTCGAGTGAAGTCAAATCGCTGAACACGACTGAGAATAGTGTCAGGAATTTTTTGCGGGTCAGTAGTACATAGAATGAACACGGTTCCAGACGAAGGTTCTTCGAGTGTTTTCAAAAGGGCATTAAAAGCTCCAGTTGAAAGCATATGAACCTCGTCAATGATATAAACCTTGAACTCACTATCCATAGCCTTATATCTAGAATCTTCAATAATGTTTCGAACATTTTCTACTCCGTTATTAGAAGCGGCATCAATTTCAATAGGAGAACCGAGTCCTTTATTCACGTCCTTTGCAAAAATTCGAGCCGTAGTAGTTTTCCCGGTTCCAGCTCCTCCACAAAATAGATATCCGTGTTTAATTGCACCATTTTGCAACTGATTTAAAAGAATTTCTTTGACATATTCTTGTGCTACAACCTCCTCGAATGTTTGAGGACGGTATTTAGAAGCTAAATTCATTTTCTTAAAAGCCTTTCTGCAACCCTTACAGCAAACGGACAGTCGTAAGGAAGGCCCATTCCAGTATTTCCATCAAACTGCTTAAATTCCTTATAGAGAACAGTTTGACGAAACTCCTCAGGGTGTTTAACCATTAAGGAGTACAGTTCGTGGCTCCACTTGTCATACTGCCCGTCTGCTATAATTGAGTCATTAAAATAATAATAGATACAACTATGGACAAGAACTTGACGCTCTCTGCGGTTCATAAGCTCAACCACTTGTCCATCAATTGGTTTTTTAGGTTTCGGAACAGTTCTTGCCTTCCGCTTGACAACCGGAGGACCAGGTTTCGAACCGAATAACGATTTCTGCACTAACTTTCTTCCTGAGTAATGATATTGTGAACCGCAGTCATTATCATATCAAATAAATAGTCATCTTCCTTAAGGCGTCTAACTAGATTAGCCTTACCTTGGAACTTCAACGGCTCTTCGTCTTCATCTGCCATAATTTCTCCAGTTTCAAGGTCGACTATACTGAACCAGGCTCCTGCTTTTTGAATAACTCCAAACTCAACTGCAACATCTACAAGGTCATTTTCAATTTGAATCCCTTCGTGATATGAAAGAGTGTAGGAAACCAATTTTCTATCGGGCTTGAATGCTTTAGTCTTTTCGACGAATGACTCTACAATATTTCCGGCAGGGTTTCGAGCAGTTCGTGTTAAAGATGCTCCGTTTTCGTCAAGGTAATCGCCTTTTCTAAATTTGAGTCGAACTGCACAAGCATGCTTCCACATCTTTCCGCCTGGAGTAGAGTAGGCATTGTACTGACTATTCATATCTTCGCGGATTTGGTTGATACCTAAGAAAATAGCATTATACCTAGTGAGAAGAGGAGTGACTTTTCGACTGAATTCAGTAAGCGGAGCTGATATTCCTGCATAGGCTTTTTTGGTAAGTTCTTCGTCTATAAGATTTTGGCTTACCATGTAAGGTAACGAGTCAAGGACTACTAGCCCGACTTCACCTGTTTCAAAAATGTCTAGAACGTATTGAAGTATTTCCTCAGCACTATTCATTTCAGGTCGAACGATCCACATATTATCGACATCGACGCCTATTTTCTTCGCCCACTCAGTGTCTAACGTATTTTCAAGGTCGAGGTACACAATTTTGAGTGGCTCCTGTAAGCTATCAAGTTGCATTTCAAGTTCCTTGATAGCAGTCTTGCTAGCTTTAGATGCACGCGCATTTTCCAGCTTTTCCTTGAGTTCTTCAGTCTTCTGTTCCCACTCCTGCTCGAATACCATTTGCGCATTCTTGACAATGTCGAGAGCTGAAGTAGTCTTACCACTTGACTCAGGACCGAAAAATTCAACTACCCTTTTTCGAGGAAGCCCACCATAGGTTTGATAATTCATAGAAGGAGCAGAAAAGGGAATTCTTGGAAGAGCTTCACGTTCAAGTCCTTGAACTGCTACAAGAGCTTTCGAATCCTTATTCCAATCCTTCATCAACTGTTCTAGTTTCATTAGAAATCACCTGTGCTTCCATGTCCTCCTCGAGCCACATTTCCTAAAGATTCTACGAAATTGAACTTGATAGCAGGTTGCTTTTCTTGAATTCTAAATTGGGCAATTCTTTGGTCATAGAAGATATCTGCGTCACGAGTAGCATACCAAACTGAGAACCATTCATCAGTGTCGCCTTTGTAACCTTCGTCAATCACTCCACTCGAAACAAATACAAGTCCAGTTTTCCTGAAAAGACTTGAACGAGGGTGCAAGATTGCTTCATGTCCCTTCGGAAGCTCAAGTGCGAATCCGTGTGCAATTTTAATGCTTTCACCGGCTGCGACTGAATAAACCTGACCCTTTTGAAGAATTGTTCGACATTTTGAAACCTGATTGTCGTCAGCGTCGATTCTAGTAATTGCACTGACTCGAACATCTACCCAATCACCTGTAAATTTTAATCGGTCAAGTTTCGGGTCAATCATTTTCACGTTTACGTCTTTTGACATTTAATACTCCTTTTGAATTATTAGATTGAGTTTCTAACTCTGCTAGTTGCCATGTTTGAATACGTTTTAAAGATGCTAATACTTTGTCAGCTTGCTCAAGTTTTAATTGAACTTTTTTGTAAGCCCGTTTATAAGCATTTTCAATAACTTCTTCATTCATAACAAGTTTTCTAGTTTCAGCTTGCTTATCAGGAATAGTTTTCCCGGCGGCTAAAATATAAAGATTATCGTACTTTTCTTTTCGAATTGCAGAACTTGAATCCATTTGAATTCCAACCATTTCTGCTCGGTCTGCTGCAAAATATAGAAGAGTAGGAAGATAGCCTATATAGTAATTTAAGTCTTCTATAACGACTGGATTTTGACTTACGACAAATTGAATTTCTTCCATTGCCTGGTCAAGTGGACCACAGGCTGCTTGGACAATTTCGTCAACCACTTTATTGATAATATCACCATAAGAGTCCGCTACATTTTGAGCATCACGGATCTCCTCTTCGCGTATATCAATTTGAGGTAATTTAGGTCTTGCCATCTTGTCTCTCCTTGTAATGAAGCTCAACTGCATCTAGAACATTTTGGAAAGGAATGGTCAATCTAGTTCGACGCTTCTTGTAAGAAACTTCATACCCTGCATCGATGAAGTTCGGGTTGACGCTTTTAACTCCAGACCGTTTAATTTTTTCAAGGATTGAAATTGGATACCATATAATCTTTTCATGCTTTTGGAAATACACTAAAATTCCGGGGAGAATAAACTTGCATCCATCTGCGCGTGATAACTGGAACCATTGATTTTCAGTAATATTGTTGAAACTCAAAGAAGCTTCTTTAGTAGTTTTCAGTTCAATAAACAAGGTCCCAAAGTTAGTTGCGGCTATATAATCGCAAGGATTTGCAACTCCTCGAAATCCATTAGTGGTATCATATAGACGGACCGTAAAAGCATCTTTCTCAAAGTCTTTTGTACCTTCGAAAAAATCCTCTTCAAACATTTTTCCAGTATAGCTCAAAGATTTCTACCTTCCTTTCTGCAGTATGGACAATAAGCTGAAGAACAATAGATTTTAGGACTTTCGCCTTTCTCTACATACTCTTCGCAGGTTGTAAGTTTTTCAAGAACTTGATTTTTCATCTCGTCTGTGATATGAAAAGTATAGGCTTTCTTTTCGAAATTGTCTCGATTTTCATAGAGGAACATGACATCGTCAACTCCTAGACACATTCCGTAGCAAGTGGCCTGCATTTTATGCTCTTCATATGGCTCAGTATGCTTAGTGAACTTGAACATAGTTTCAGTCTTAATCTCTAAAATATAGAGCTTGCCTCTGTATCGAATCAGTCCATCACATAGAAATGAGAGTTGAAGAAGCTCGTTCTTACACTTGGTTTCATAGTCGTTTTTCTTGAAGCGCTCGTCGACAATAGTTCCCTCAACGGGATTTTTATCTAAAAATTCTGCTACATTTAACCACTCAAAGTCGTTTTCGATTGAAGACATTTTAACGAGATATTCTTGAAGAACCTCATGCCTAAAAGTTCCAGCTTCGCCCATTGCTACAAGATTAGAATCGGCGTTGCTTCGAATAGCCTGACCAGTTCTTTCAAAGTACATTTGACGAAGACATCCTCCTACACCACTAGGCTTATAATAAGTAGAAGGTTTATACTCAGGCTGAGTTCTTTCAATAACCTGTGTCAGTGAATTGACAAAAGAGGAAGCAGGACCTTCACTATTTCCTGCTCTAACCATCTTTGCAATTCTAGTTAAATTAGACTTGACCATTATTCTTCAGGTTCTTGAAGCGCCAAGAAGTAAATGACACCGTTCGAGGAAATCTTAATTGCGTTTTCGCTTCCATAAGAGACAGTGAAGTTTTCTTCGGTGACAGTTGATACAATTTCCTTCAAAAGCAAGCTATTAAGTTGGCAAGTGAATTCTTTCTTCGAAACTTTCTTTCCAGCAGATGCGTACATGATGTCTTCATAACTGCTAGTAGAAGTTTTAATTCGAAGTCGGTCTTTCAAGAATAAGAATTCGACTGTTCCTTTGTCAAAGGCTGAAGTGAATAATACAAGTCGGTCTAATACGCTCAAGATTTCTGCTGTAGGAATGGCTGCATCATCTTCAAACTCAATTGAGTCAAGCTGTGAAACGTCTTCATAATCTTCCATACCTTCCATCAATTTTCCATAAATTTCGACTGAAGCCGATGAAATATAGACAGTAGTATCGTCAATTTGCCAGAAGTACAGCTTTTCATCAGGAATACTTGCTAAAATACTCATCAGGTTGTAAGGAATGAGCATTTCTAGTTCCTTTTCCTTGATAGGGTTGATACATACGCGAATGATGTCTGTCGTGATTGCTTTGCCGCCTTTTAACAGGAACCCGGTATAAATTCCATCCGCCCCTGATTTAGATACCGCAGAATCGTTGATATTAGCAATTCCGTAGAATAATGAACTTTTCAAGGTAAGAGCATTTTCTTCCGTTACATCTTCGAGCAAGTGGTCAAAAGTTGGATACTCTTCATCTTCTGTAACGATGTCGATATTGTATTCACCATTCCCGATAACTTTCAACGAAGACTCTTCAGGGACTAATGTAATAGTTGTAGCAGTGGTCTTTTCTACAAGTTTTCCAAACTGCTCTGCTTTCACAATCACGTCAATTTCGACATCGCTGTCAATAATACAGCGAAGGAAATTAGATCCGTCATACGCGGTGAACATAACACATTCACCGTCACCAAAAATATGCCAATAGTTTGTAATCTCTAGCAACTTGCTAGGTTTCAACTTATTGAGCTGCGAAACAATTTTCGAAAGTTCTTCAGTCTTGAACTTAATACTCATAATATGAGCCTCCTTTTCTTGATATATATAATATACACGAATTACCGTGAATTTGTAAACCTGTTTCTAAATAATTTTAAATCTTCTAAGCATATTGAGTTTGGCTTCATAAGTTCCGTTCACGGCAGCCTCTTGCATTTTAAGTACAATGAAAGGAGGTTCCTCTATATTGTTGAAACTATAGAAAGTGAATAGTTGAATAACCGCTTCATCGACTCCTATTTTTCCTTCTCGAAGATTTAAAGAAAGTTGACGTTTGAACTCAACTAGTTTTTGATATTCTTGATAAGTTTGAACTTTTCTCATACTTCTACTCCTTTCTATAATACTTCATATGAAGTGATTTGCATGTCAGGACGATCTTTATAAATAGTATTAAATTGCGCGATATAATGCTTTATAGCTTGTTCAAAGTTCCCGCAACTATCAATGTATTGTAAGAAATAACCACCGTCTATAAAAAACTTAACTTGTTGAACTGTTTTCATTTCCAGCNTTATCTAAAATAGTCGACGTTGACGATTTTTAATTCCTTTAAATTCATAGTTCTCTGCCCAATCCAGCATGTATTGAACATTGAACAATGCTCGAAGTTTATAATCTTCAACTAATTGTTCTAGGCTAAAATGCGCTCCAGTTTCTTCGATAATAGATTCGATTTCAACTTGAACTGGTTTTGGCAGCCTACGGACAGCATCAATTCCTCCGTTCTTCTGTGACAAGTCAACTAGTCCTTTAGAAGTCATGATATTTCCCATCGCTCCTGTCAACAGTACAGAAGTCGAGTCGGCGCTATAAAATGGATGGCGCTCTAATTGACTTGTAACTGTCATCCCGAATGCGTGAGTTTTGACGTCAGGATTAGAACTGTTTCGAATAACTTCGAATACTCGTTCCATCCATTTGTCTTTGTGCTTCGTAGTCGAGTCATTGGCTGGTGAAATACCGATGTAAGGAATATGCTTCCCGCCTTCGAATGTAGTTTCAAGCATCAAGTTGAGCCATTTAAAATCCTCTCCCATATGAAAGATAGGTAAGAGCTTGTCTTTCTCAACCATTCGCTCGCGCATGTATAGATAGTTATCCCAAGAAATTTGTGGCGCCTCTAAAAGCTGTTCACGTGTCTTAGGCTGTCTAAATACACCCGGAATCTTATCAAGTTCAGCGATACAGTCAAACATTCCCACGTTATCATTCACGTATTCGATATAGGCGTCAATGTCAACTTCAGCTCCTTTGGTATGAGCAGAATATGCACTAGAGTCGACGAATAATTTTGAAGTGGTGTTTGGATTGGTTTTCTTATGCTCAATCCACCTTTTGCCAATTCCGTTTCTTTCGTACAGTTGATTGAATAGGCGATTGGCTCCTCTTTCCTTCAAATAATCGTCAGTGCTAATAGCGTGACCGCCTGCGAAGTATAGATTAAATCCCATTTTTCGCTCCTATCAGTGTTCTAAAATGATTGTTCTTCGCTAGGGTAGAAATAAGGAAATATGAGATTAGAACGATAATTGCTTCACTAATTCCTACATAGACGACAGATTCCCAAAATGGTAAAGAGTAAACGATTCGAAGTTCCAGCGCGATAAGGTAAGCATTAGCAAGAACTGGACAGATGAGTGAGTATAAAGGACTTGCCATTTTAGCAACTTTCACCATTGCTACAATTCCAAGGAAAGTAGCAAGTGAACCGAATAAAACGTCAATCAGTCCAAGCGGTGAAAAGAAGTTTGCAATAATTGTCCCCATGACAATTCCTGGAGTCCATCTATGGTTCCATAAAGGTAGAAGAATTAGGACTTCACTTACTCTAAATTGAATAGGTCCATAACTAATAGCAGAAAATGCAACGGTCAATGTTACATATAGAGCCGCAATAAGAGCTGTTCGAACAAGCCAAAAGGTTGCACTTTTATTCATTTTCCGCCTCCTACTTTTTAATCAACTGAAGCAACTCTGCTCGAGCAGATGCGTCATTTTGGAAAAGCCCTCGCATAGTTGAAGTCACTGTCGTTGCTCCGTGTTTCTTAATACCGCGTCCGCTCATGCAAGTATGCTCAGCCTCTACAATGACTGCAACGGCTTGAGGATTTAGAACTTCCTGAATAGCGTCAGCGATTTGTTGAGTCAAGCGCTCTTGTACTTGAAGTCGTTTAGCATATCCTTCAACCACTCGACCGAATTTCGAAAGACCTGTGATTTTGTCTTTAGGAATGTATGCAATATGCACCTTCCCTACGAACGGAGCTAAATGATGCTCACATAGTGAGTTGAATAGAATGTCTTTGACAAGAACAAGGTCTTCGTGGTCGACGTCGAATGTTTTTTCGAGATGAAGTTTAGGGTCTTCTCGATACCCTACGGTATGCTCTGCTAGTGCCTTTACAAAACGGAATGGAGTATCTTGCAACCCGTCACGTTCTGCGTCTTCGCCTAATAGATCAAACAGTCTTTGAACGGCTGCCTCAGTATTGTCCAAGGTTACAATTTCATCCGGCTTAAGGGAAGCCCATCCGTTCTCTTTCCCTAATACGTTACCGATTTTATCTAAGTGTTCAATTTTCATTCTATACTCCTCGTTTATTATCATATACCAGTGTATGAAGTTGCGGTAAAGGTCGAACATTGTTGAAAGCTGGGTCTTCATACACTTTATCCCAAAGCCATCCCAACTTTTCAAGAAGCCTATCACTAATTTTTCCTTCTTCGTAGGCGTTTGCATTTCCTACAGAAAGGTAGTTGACTGGGCGTAGCTTGTCCTTAAAGGTTTCGAACATATTTCGAGCGTAAGCTAAATCCGTATCGTCGAAGATTACAATCTTAAACGACCAGTCAAGCCCTTCCGCATTTAGGCGATCTACAATTGCTTCAAGAATTTTCATATTAGTCCTCATTCCACTTGAAGGTGGTTTAGGACTAATAGTGACATCGCTGACTTCTTTGAACCATTCTTGGAATCGAGTTCCTTGAGTTTCTAGCCCAAACTTGAATCCTTTTTCTTTTAGAATGGAAATCATCTTAGCCATAGGCTCATTAAGTAGAGCAGGGTTCCCTCCTGTCAAGGTAACGTGATTACAAATCTGCTCTCCTTTATCGTTGAAAGCTAGTTTCAAAATTCGACTAGCAGCCTCATCGCCTGTAATGTATTCAGGTTCAGTAGTACCGTTCCAAGTGAACGCTGAATCGCACCAGTTGCAATGATAGTCACATCCACCGGTTCGAATGAAAATGGTCTTTTGACCTATAACCATGCCTTCGCCTTGGATTGTAGGACCGAAGATTTCCATAACAGGCATCTTCTCAGGGTCGCGAACGTTGATTCGAATCTTTCCTCTATCAGGTTGATTGTATTTATTAACCATAATTATTCCTCTAATAATTCAGCGACAGTGACTTCACTGTTTCCTTCAATGAATTTCACATTCTTGAACATTTCAATTTCTCGGTCAGTGAAAATTTCATAATAGGTGCATTCTGCACAACCTGTAGGAGTTTCCCATAATTTTATAGAGTCGATACGAGCATGCTTCCACATAAGCTCAGTGAGCGCCCATGTAAGGAATCTTGACATATTTTCAGCGGTTGTTCTAAATCCAAAAAGAACTCGCTTGGTGTCAACTGCGTTTGCTAAAGCAATAGGCTCATTTCCTTGAAGAAGGACAGCGTGGTCAAGTCGGTCGATAAATTTACCTGCGATTTTCTTAACGTGATAAAAGTCAACTACCATTCCTTGACTTGAACCATGGTCAAAAGTTTCACCTGCAAGAGAAATTTCTACCTTGTAGGTATGCCCGTGCAAATTTGCACACTTTCCAAAATGCCCAACTAATTGATGAGCGGCATCGAATGTCAATGTTTTAGAAACTTTCATGTCAGTTCTCCTTGTAATGAATAGGATCAGTCATCCCGTTGTCAGCGAATGCTTTCTTACGGTCAATACATGTCGCGCAAGTTCCACAACTTTCAGCGTCACTTTCATAACATGAACGAGTTAAGAAGTAAGGAACATCTAAATCAAGTCCCCATTTAATAACCTGTGACTTCGTCAGCGTCAATAAGTGAGCGACAAGAGAAACCTTTCCTCCAGTTCCGTACTCAATTGCGTGTGACATTGAATTGTAGAATTCAGGAGTGCAATCAGGGTAAGCGCCTCCGGCGGCATCATCTGCATGCGCGCCGTATACGACATGAGAAGCTCCAACTGAGTAAGCATAGGCAGCAGCCTGTGAAAGCATTAAACCGTTTCTAAATGGAACATAAGTGTCAACAACTTCTTGCTCTTTTAGAATCTCAGCATAAGATTTTCCATGAGACATTTCCCTCTTGCCTTTCAAAAGGGCTGAACTAGAGTTTGAATATAGTTTCTTGTCAATTTCAAGAACTGTGAATTTAACTCCGTAGAACATTGCAACATTAGCAGCATTTTCAAGTTCAGCTTCATGCTTTTGTCCATAATTAAATGCTACTGCGTGAACATTTTTAGCGCCCCACTTATCAACTTCGATGGCTAAACAAGTAGCAGAATCGACTCCGCCAGATAATAAAACTACTGATTTCATCTTAGCCTCCTATCGAATAGCTCGTCCAAGAGTGTGAACACTTCCAAGATAGTTCAATTTGCGTTGAAGGGAAAGCTGTTCAAGTTCAGGAGTGGAAAATTCTGGATTAACTTTGTTGACGAATGGGTAAATTGAAATTCCTCCACGAGGAGTAAATAGGCCCATGACTTCAATGTACTTAGGATTCATCAATTCATACAAGTCATTCAAAATAATGTTCATGCAATCTTCATGGAAGTCGCCGTGGTTACGGAAACTAAATAGGTATAGTTTCAATGATTTAGACTCAACCATCTTGTCATTTGGAATGTAGCTGATGAAAACATTAGCAAAATCAGGCTGTCCTGTTTTAGGACAAAGTGAAGTGAATTCGTATCCGTCAAATGTTACTAGGTAATTATTTTCAGGATGCTTATTAGGGAAGGTTTCAAGAACTTCAGGATTATAATCATAATCGTATTTGGTATCTTGGTTGCCTAAAAGAGTAACGCCTGTCAATTCAGCGTCTGTTCGAGTAGTGTTTTGACTCATGTTCGAGCCTCCTTTATTTTTATTTTTAGCAGGATGTCAGGTTCTACAAAACTGCCTCATATATATTATACACGAATATGATTCATTTTGTTAAGCAATAAAAATAATCAACTAACTTTCTGCTTTATAGTTACATTATACGATAATGAAATAATAAAGTCAAGCATTTTTTACAAAAAAAAATAATCAGGAATTTTCCTGACTACTTTTTCAAAAGTCTCGAAGCAATTGATTGCAAAATGAACTGAACAAAAACTTGGCCTAAAACAGCTGAAGGAATGTCTATATATGCAACCGTTCCAATTCCAAGAGGACTCAATCCTAACGCAATCCAAATAGTTGCATCTATAATAGAACCTATATTGCTTGATAAAGCATTTGCAATCTTCGAGTCGTATTTATTAGACAATCTATTAAATATGAAGACGCTTGCCTTTTGGCCTATCCAAAATGCAACTCCAGAAGCCACGACAAGCGATTGTGGCAGGCTTTCCATTAAGCAAATCAACGAAGTAAGGAATAACCCTACCCATATCAAAGAGCCCGTAAATTTTGGCTTCTCGTACTTGCTTATTAAGTTTATAAGCAGGAAAGTAAATCCCATAAACCAACTGCTAGGAGGAATTAAAATTCCTTTCACATTTAAAGGCTCGAAGTAGATTGTCACAAGATTTGCAATAACGACTAGAGCTATATATGCCACTGAATAAATTTTAGATTTCAATTTCTTCACCATACCATCTTTCTACTATACTAGGGTCACATTTCATTGGAAGACTAATAATGTCCCTGGCTGCTTCAATCATGACTTCCGTCAGCCTTTCTGCTCCTCGTTTTGCGTTCTTAATAGGAACTTCACCGAGTAGTTCGTCATGAACTGGAATCATTAGATGGAAGCCTAATTCTTTAAGTTCAGGGTCATTGTGTACCTTAATCATTGCATACTTAGTCATGTCAGCAGCAGTTCCTTGAATAACTGAGTTTAAACATTGACGCTGAGCATCAGCTATCTTTCCTCCATTGTCGCGAATAAGAATGCCTTCAGCTTTCGCTTCGTCCTTAATTCCCTGCTTCTTCTTAAATCCCCAAGCTCTATCAAGCTGGGCCCAATATTTTTCAATAATATATTCAGGAACAGTATCATCCATCTGTTGATCCTTATCAAAGTTAAAAGGGTCAAAGTCTTCGTTCTTGCTAGCGTCAATATACTCGAACTCATATTCAGGCAAGCTCATATCAGGAAGTCGTCTTCTTCTACCTGTTGCCGTTTGAACATATCCCACGTCTTGCGCCTGTTGCTGAACGAATATGATATAGTCAGCTACCTTAGGAAACTCACTAAAGAAATCTTCAATAACTTTATTCGCTTCTTTGACGGACACATTCATCTGCTCAGCAATTGAGTGAGCTCCTCGACCATACATAAGACCTAAAAGAACGGACTTGACGGAGTTTCTTCGAGTTTTTCCTTCCTTGTTAGTTGTTCCATCAGGATAGAACTCAAGACACTCTTCATAAGGAACTCCATAAAGTTTCGAACCGATAACGGAGTAAAGGTCTAGATTTTGCTCATAAGCGTGACGCATACTTTCATCTCCGCTCAACTCTGCTAATGAACGAGGTTCCTGTTGAGAATAGTCACTACCAACAATATAATGCCCAGGACTTGCGGCAAAGATTTGACGAACGACTGCTCCTTCACCTCGTGATGGAATGTTCTGTAAGTTAGGTCCTTCACTTGACATGCGTCCGGTCTTCGCTCCGTACTGCTTGAACGTGGTGTGAATTCGATTGTCAGGTTTTGCAAGGTGCTGGTCAAGGGTTGTATAAGTTGAAACAAGTTTTGCATATTTTCTATATTTCAGGAGCGCTTTTGAAATGTCATTGTCGAAGTGCTCAATTATGCTTTCACCTGTTCCTATAGGTTTATCCTTTTCAGGACTCTTTAGTCCCATAATGTCATAAAACAGTATTGCTAATTGAGTAGGACTCGAAATGCTCACAGTCACTCGACCTCTTGCGTCCATTTCGAGTTTTTGATAATTTTGAAAATTAGTTTGTCGAAGCTCTTCAATTTCGGGTTGCCATTCTTCGACAAGTCGCTGAAACTCTTCCTCTGCTTCGTTCATACTATTAGTGAACTTTTCTCGAATTTCCTGAAGTTTATTCTCGTCTAAGTCAACTCCATAAACTTCCATGTCGAAAAGAACTTTGATTAAAGGCATCTCGATATTATGAAGAACCCAAGAAACTCTTTCTAAATTGTATTCTTCACATTCTTTAGTTCCTGGAGTTAAATATTGCTTTTGAAACTCATAGAGCTCGTAAGTCTGCAAAGGGTCGTAGGCTGCATACATATACGCAACATCAGGAGGAATAAGGCTAAATGGTATTCCTTTAAACAAGTCATTAAATTTTGCAACTTCTGCATTTTCTTCATTTCGAACATATTTCGAATGAAGTTTTTTCAAGCTATGAGGCTCGTTCTCGTTTAATAGCATTGCTGCTAAATAAGTATCCCACTCAGGCTCGTTCATTTTAACTCCCAGCCTCCAATACATGGATTTCAAGTCGAACTTCGAATTGTGGTAGACAATAGGAATTCCTGAATCAACAATTCGTTGAAGCATCTTTGTCATAAATGCAGGCGAAATTTGATTCTTGAGTCGCATTTTAGTCATATTACTAACATGATTGACAGGAGCATAGATTCCTTTTTGACTAGGTGAATAAAGGCATACTCCAGCAATTTCATCATGAATAGTATCGAGTCCGTCAGTTTCTACGTCAATAGATCCTATTCCGTCCTTAATCATGTTGTCGACATATTGCTCAAGTTTCGCTTCTTCTATAATCAATTCGAGCCTATGAAGAACGTGTCCAAGAATCCTAGTTGAAAGAGTTCGAGCTCTAGCCACGGCATCTTTTAGAGCATTTCCTGAAATATAAGTCACTTCAACTGCAGGCTTCCTATTTTTTCTTTGTGCAAGTAATTGAGCATCGTTTTTCTTACTTGAACGAGGCTTTGCACCAAAAAGTCCTTTTTGAGACATCTGAATTCCTTTCTTTCAAATAGATAATAAAAGAGGGCTTGCGCCCTCATGTTAGAATCCTCGACCTCGTGTAGGAGGAGTTCTTCGACTAACTGAAGGAGTTCTTTCAGCTGTTCGACCTTTTGAAGAATCTCGACCTGAACCACGTCTAGGAGCAGGAGCCGAACCTCTACGAGAAGTAGAACGGCTTGAAGACTGCTCCTCCTGAAGAGTGAATCTTCCATCAATTACATCGAACATTTGATCTTCGTCTAATTCTAAAATTAGCGTTCCAAGAAGTTCGCTCTTTTCAGGTAAATCATCCAGGGTAGCATTATCCTCTGGTCGCTCAGGAAGGAATTCGTAGGTAGTTCTTTGGTCACCTTTAGCTCCGGAACGAATGATTTCGAAAGGCTGAGTTACAAGGCTTCCATACTTATTGATGAATGTAACAATTTTTTGAACATATGAACGACCGCGGTCCCATGTTTCAACTTTTCCGCTGTCATGGTTATACAGCTGAAGAAATAGTTTTTCAATACGAGGGAACCCATTTTGGCACATTGGGCAACGATCGGGATTAACTGTCTCGCCATCTTCCCCAATAGCGTTGCAATTAACATACCGTCGACGGCCGTCAATTTCTGCTTCATGTACCACAAAGTAGTCAACGTCTTCGCCCTCTGGGTCATCATATAAAAGAGTGACGATTGCGCTGTCACCGTGGTCAGCTAGTGTGAAAAATTCATTATTAGTTCCTGAACTAAATGAACCTGATTTTTGAATGGATACTCTTGCCATATCAATTCTCCTTTTAAGTTTTTAATGATTGAAAGATTTTTGAAGTTTTTAAGGTTTCAAGGTTTGTTCTTTCATATATAATATACACGAAATTCGTGCAGATTGTAAACCGATTATATAAAATCTTTTAATTTATTTTTTAGCTTTTTCTTAGACTGGCTAATAGCTGCTCGGCTTACTCCAATTTCACGCGCAATTTCTGCGTCGCTGACGAGAGGCCCGTTTTGAAGTAATGACGAGATATAAGCGTATTCTGTACTAGATAAGGTCATGAAATCGAGACTTGCTTCAATTTCAATTTTCCCATAGTCTTCGCAATACCCTACTGTTGACAGAATGCTGAAATCGTCATCTTCATCGCGAGAGGACTCATTATCGAAAATGACTTCCAAATACCAGTTCCTGTTCAACGAAGGAGCGTTTAGATACCTGTACTCTAATAGCACTCTATTTCGAAAAATCCTTGTAAGGTAGGTTGAAAACTTAGCGCCCTGCTCCGACTGGAAAGTTGCAAGGCACTTAGAAATAGTTTCGAATGCTATGCTTTCTATATCATGTCGCGAAAGGCATTTAAACTTGCGCGCATAAGTATAGAGCATTCCGAAGTAACGCTGGTAGGTAGACGCAATTGACATGTCAGGGTCGATTTCATAGTTTTCGACACATTCGTCATCAGTCCAGCATTCGCCGCCAACATAGCTGGAGACTAGTCCGTTGATTCTTTTCATTTAATATGACCTCTTTTTAATTATGTAAGTTGATTATACGATAATAAGTGAATTTTTACAAGACTAAATTGTTAAAATCTATCAAATCCGGTCTGTCGTTGATGTCCCACTTATTTTCGTAGAATTCATTAGGGTAGTTTAAGAATCGAACAACCTTGCTTCGTTTTAACTGCCTGTAGAGGTTTTCCTGCGCTGTCTGTCCAGCGTTATCCGGGTCGAGTGCTAGAACGATATTTCTATAAGGAAGTCGTTTAAGCAAGTTGATTTGATTTCCTCCACCTACTCCCATAAGAGCGACAGCAGGAATTTTCATTGACCAAAGAGTCAAGCAGTTGATGACCGACTCCGTCACGAATACTTGACTAATAGGTTTTTCAAAATGGTCTCGAAATGCTGTAAGCTCATATTGACCATAAAGGAAATCCGTTTTAGGGTCATCTTCTCCATACTGGTGAAACTTAGAACGAACACTTCGACGGTTGAAGAATACTGTTTCGCCTTTAAGGTTTCTTACTGGAAAAGTGATACAGTCGTGAAGTCGGTCATATCCTACATCGAACATCTCGATGAGCTCGTCCGTCAATTTCCGTTCGTACATATAAGGATGAATGAACCGGTACTTATCAAGTTCCTCTTCAGAAATGATTTTATGCTCGACTTTTTCAGTTCTTCCGTTTCTTCGAAATGCTTCAGGACTGACACCTTGCCTAACTACTTCGCTAGATGTTCCAAAGTTCCTTTTCAGCCACTGGTTTCCGTAGAACCCTCCATCTTTTCGTCCTAATACATTCGAGATGAATTCAGTTAGTCCTGAAGTATAGCCACAAGTGAAACAGTGAACCGTTCCAGCTTCTGTCACTTTACTTCCTGAATAAGAGGGATTTCTACTCATACCGCAAGAGGGATGCTTTTCAGTACCTCCTGCATGAAACGGGCATGAGAATTGATAGTTGCTTCCAAGCGACTTAGTTCGTCTAAAAATGAATACTCCTTCATCTTCTAACTGTCGAGAAAGTTTTTCAATTATTAGTTCAGGAGTCGCTTCAATTTGAAGACCATTTACTTTCATCAAAATGCCTCAACTCCTTCCCGGGTTACTTTATTTCTAAGATTCGAAGTTGACCTAGATGCTTTTGCTTTTAGTGTAGAGCTTTGACCGGACTCACTTTCGCCTTCTTCCTTGAATCCAATAAGGGTATAAGTTCCAGTTTCAACGTCCCACATGTATTCGATAATTTTTCGGTCTTCGCCATATCGATTCTTAACAACCGACAATTCAAGTATGCCTGACTTCTCGTCCCGTTTCATGGCGATAACTCTACTAGCATTTTGACCTACTCCGTCACTTTCCGCAATATGCTCAAGTTCTAAACTTTCAGCTCCTTCGGTTTTTGCTGAACGACCTGCCTGAACATTAAGAACAATAGGGATTCCATATTTCGCTGAAATTTTGTATAGGTCCATGGTGATATTAGCATACTGAATACGCTTCTGCTCTCTAGAAGGATAAGACTCACTCATAAGTGAAAGCTGGTCAATTCCTACCACTGACGGTTTATATTTCGATATCATACTGTCTAAAATTGCAGGAGTAAGGTTCTTTCCACCAATCATAAAAGGCGTGACTACCACAAGGGAATTTTCAGCCTCAGTCATTGCTTGAATATGGTCCTCATATTTTTCGAACTGATGTTCGTTCCAAATACCTTTAGTGATGGAATTGATGCTCACGTTGGAAATAATAGTATCAATCCGAGCACCAACTTGCATTTCGCTCATTTCTCCACTATAAAGAAGAACATCATGACCATTTTTCCAAGCCGTTGCAAGCATTTTATCAATTGTCCAAGATTTCCCTTGTCCCGGTCGAGCCATTATGACAACCAAGTCCTCACCTGGAAGAAGACCGCCTAATACATCATCCAGTAGTTCGAACCCTGTAGATATTCCAAGTCGTTCACCTTCGTGGTTTCTAATACTGTTTGCCCAATCAAGTCGAAGATTTGCATTTCTTGCAATGTCGAGCCCGCCTATAAACTTAGAACGATTGAACAGCTCTTCAAGTTTAGGGATGATATTAGCAATCGCGACATTGCTATCAACTTGAATATCTTCAGCCGCTTCAGTTAAAATGGGCACCAGGGAATTATAAAGATGCTCCTCTTTTAGCTTGTCAATAAGATACTCATCAGTTTCGCCGATTTCAAAAAATTCAAATCCAGGAAAATGGTCCAAAATAGTTTCATCGTCCGGAACTCTTCCATAATTCGAAAAGTGACTTTGAATAAATATAAACTCGTCTAAATAATCAGTGAAGTAGTCTTGGTCAATTCCGTTATTCTCTAAAATAGCTAGGCTCTTGTCAACCAAGACTTTATTTAAGACTTGAAGTTGTATCACTCTTCCACCTCTTTCAATTTTCCTACATGCTGCCCCTTTTCATTATAAAGAGGACTTTCTTTAGCTCCAGGAACGCTCCCTAGCCAAGCGCCTGAACGGTCAACTGTTAAATAAATCGCGGACTGTTGTTTCTGTTTGTAACGCTCAATTATCTCAGCCTGAGCCTTTCGTTCATCATTCCTTCCTACACAATAGGAAACCATGCAGACAATACAAAGAAAAACAATGGCCCAAAGAATAATAGTCGTGACTCCGCTATATCTATGATTCAATTTCACTTACCTCCAATCCTCTTACATTGCTAGCCTCGAACTCTAGAACCACTGAAGTATCGTATATACGACTATACAGCCTTTGGCCTAAAAGTTCAATAATTTCTTCATCTGTATAATTGGTCGTGTAGATAGTCGACAAGTTATTATCAACTCTATAATTGACAAGGTCATATAGATAAGGATATGACGCCTTTGTCAATGAGCCCCCGCCTATTTCATCAATGACTAAAAGCTCGCAAGTTTTCAATCGCTCGAACCTTTCGAGGAATTCTTGCATAGTTTGAAAATAATTGTAGTCGCCAAACTCAGTTAGAAGTTGGGCAGAAACTACGAACATTCCTTTTTCGACCATTCTTCCATCAAGAGCAGTTTCTGCTAAATAACGTTGCAATAATCGAACCGCCCAACTAGTTTTTCCATTTCCGACAGTAGTTGAAGCAATAACAATGCTGAGTCCATTTTCAACTTCTTCAACTATATTTGCTCGAACATCTTCAAGCCATTCCCAGCACTCTCTGTCAGCTTTTCTTTCGACTAATATTTGAGGCTCGAAGTATTTTTTAGGTAGCCCACTTTTCTCGAAAAGGTCATTTAACTTTTTCTTCCATATTCTATCAGCTAAATTATTCAACTTTTCTCCTTTAATTTATTTTCTGATATTATTTACTAAATTTATAGTTCAGTAGTGTGATGCATATATACCGGCCCGAAAGATTCAAGAATAAATTATTTTACACGAGTTGAACTGATTTTGTTAAGCAACTTTTTAAAAATCTAAAAATACTCTATAAATTAGTAGAATCCTTCGAATTTTGAGCCTATTTTTCCCTCAAGTTCATCTAAAATCCAGGCTCTTTTAAAGGTCGAGACGGTAATAACCTTCTCAGTCAAGTTCAATTTCTTTCGAACCTTTTCATACTTGACAAAACTTTCAGCAAGAAATCGACATAATTCAATATTCGAGTCAAGGTTCAAGTATTGCTGAACATTCTTCATGGTGGTCGAAAAGTTGAACCAGTTATAATCAATGCACTTAATTTCGAAAATAAATTCATATTGAACTATAAAGAATGATGATACTTGTTTCATGTTAGGTTCGAATAGTTTTCCATTAAGCGCCTCAACTATTTGAAAATAGTCTTGCTCGATTTTAGATAGACCTGTCGACACATCCTTCCCAAACAGCGAAGAACGAGTTTTAGGTCTTTCTTTAAATGTCAACTGAATTTCATTTTTAGAACTTGACGAGCTTCCTATTCTTTGCCTTGCCACTTATTGCCTCCTTATCGTATAATATTAAGCCTCTAAAATTAACGCAGACAATGGTTGCCTGCGAGCGTGGTATAAAGAGACGCCTTTGGTCGTAGAAACGGCGCAGCGCCTAAAAGATCGCTAAATTTTAGCCTTTCCAAAACGAATTCCTTCTGACACAGAAACGATGACAGCAGGAAGAATCGTTTCCTGGTCAATTTCACCGTGATAAATCATGTCTTCGAGCAGTTTCGTGTTGATAACAGGCTTGTATTCGATAAGGCCTGAAAGTTTTTCGCACATTTCTTCAGTTTCAGCTTCGTCAACTAATTTTTCGATAATTTCTTTCAGCATTTCTTCGTTCATAGTCGAGCGCTCAGTTTGATAGAATGTAGCAGAAAAGTGCTTACCTTGAGCAGACTCGATGTCGTTTTCCTTCATGTACTCCTTTAGAGCGTCGCGCAAGGTTTTAACCTGCTTTTCCATGTCGCCTTTAGTAGCGTTCAATTCACCTGCTTCCTCAATTGCTTCAAGGAACTGTTTCTCATCTTTAAATTTCATTAGTTCTCCAATCCATGTTCTGCTTTAAATGCTCTTGCATCTTCTCTAATTGACTCTCGGTCAGTTTTCCCTACAAGAGTTCGAGTATAGAATGCTAAATCACCGCGCATTAAGTTATCCCTAAAGCGTCTCAACTTATTAACTCCTTCGTCATCCCAGTAACGTGACCCGCGATTGTCAAGGTCTGTTCTAGGATTTGGAAGAACGAACGGAAAATGAATATTATTTTCCTCAGCAAATTCTTCTGCTTCGTACCATACATTAATCGTAGAGAGAGAACGGTTCAACATTTGACAGACCTCCCCTACTTTATACCAATTTTTATCTTCTGCGAATTTCATCTAAATACCTTTCAATTATTTTGCATTGCTCCTTGTTGAGCAGTTTGTCAAGTTTTAAAATTCTAGTTGCCAGATTTTCTGGAATTTGAAGAATCTGCCAGCTCTTTAGGTGACATATTCAGCTCTTGAGCCAGCTCTAGTGCAGTTTTCCTTCCGTCCCTGTCAGGCTTCCTTTTAGTGTCTTTCCTTAATATAGAGATAGTTTTCATTCTATTTAAGCAGAATATCGAAAAGGTTGCCAATTTTAGATTTCATTGGCTTACCGTCTACGATATAATCTGCAAGCTCCCCTTTCGATTCAATTAGGTCTTCTATACGCTCGTCGACTGTCCCTTTTGCAACCAGTGTATAGATTGTGACAGTATTCTTTGCGCCAATTCTATGACACCTGTCCTCCGCCTGGTCCTTTTCAGCTCTAGTCCAAGGACTGTCTAGGAAAATAACGGTATCAGCTTTCGTCAAAGTGAACCCTGTCCCTAGCGCTCCAATAGTTCCAAGAATGACTGAAGGTTTTTCGTAGTTCATAAAATCTTCGATTTCCTTGAATTTGTCTTCCGTTGCTCCTGTCACTAAATTACATTTGACTTTTTTCGAAAGAAATTGAGTAAGCGGTTCGATAACCTTTTCCCAGTTGCTGAAAATTACGCAGGACTTTTCCTGCTGTATGCATTCTTCTACAAGTTCAATGCACCTTTCAAACTTGCTAGATTTTACATCTTGCGTGGTAAGAATTGAAGGATTTCCAGTAGCTTGTCTCAATCGAATTGTCTCGGCCAAAGGGTTTGGCATGAGCTTTACCTTATCAATTTCTTCAACAAGTTTAGTCAAAACTTCCTTATAGATCTTTGACTGTTTCGAGTTCATGTCGACATATTCAGTGACTCGAATCTTTTCAGGCAAGTCTAGAACTTCTTCCTTGGTTCTTCGAAGCATGTATTCATTCACAGGGTCTCGAAGTTCATTCAGGTTTCTATATCCTGTTATCTGGTTGAACTGGTCGACGATACAGTACCGCTCTTTAAACTGAGTCAAAGTATGATGTTCCGCTCCTAGCCATTTCATGACATTGAATAAATCTATAGGATTATTCATTAAAGGAGTTCCTGTAAGGCCCATCTTGTAGTAACTCTGGAGCTTTTGAATTGAAGCCCCTTGCTTACTTGAAGGATTCTTACACTTGTGAATCTCGTCAATGATAACCATTCCAATTTCTCCGCTCTTTGTTAGTTCATTCAAGTATTTAATGAAGACAGCATCGCGAAGAGTCTCAACGTTGGTTATAAGGAAAAATTCATCGTGGTCTGTAAGAAGGTCATCAGCTCGTTTAGAAACTCCGTCAATCACTAATTTTCCATCTTTGGTGACGCGACTTCCTAAAATATGAGCAGATTCATTTGAGTGAACGCCTACTTCTTTTGCCCAATTCCATTTTAGACCTGATATGCAACATACTATCAAACAATGCTTGAAACTAGACTTTCTGCTAACAGCAATATCAATTGCCTGTTTAGTTTTCCCTAATCCTTGCTCGTCGCCTAAAAGGAAACACGGATGGTCTTTTGCATATTCGAAACATTCAACCTGATGAGCGAAAGGAACAGTTTTGAATGAAAACTGGTCATTGCTCGAAGAAGCGATTTCATTGCGCGAGTTGATATAGTTTTGAATATCCTTGTCAATCTCTCCAAATATATGAAGCTCCCATTCATCTAAGGCGTCTAAAACATTGTTGAAATAACGATAAGGAATTTCGAAATTATCAGAAGACGTCTCAATAACTTTGGGCAAGCTAGATATCTTATCTGCCATTCTTATTGCATCTTCGTCAGTGCTTGCCCAAGTTTCAATGAAGATAGTTCGACCACGTCTTTCTTTTGAGCGTGCTATAACTATTTCAATCATAGTGAGGAAAGGTGAGAAGCTTCAATAAGCTCCATTGCGGTGTCAAGGTCGGACTCTGTGACAATTTTGAAAATTCCGTCAATTGCCCATTCGTACGATGCAGGAGCAATTGATGCGAGAAGTTTTTTCTGGTCCTCTGTCAACCCTTTTGCACGAATTCCGATTGAAACACCTTTTCGAGTTTCTTCGATAGTAACGAAGTTCTTCTTAGTTCGGTAGGCGATGTAAGACTGAGTTACGATTCGATTGCTTGCAGGAAATGCTTCTGTAATTCGATTTTCAAGAGTTTTAGTGATAGCCATAACGCTCTCTTTTTTAGGAGCAGGTTTTCGAACGGTTGACTTTTCACTAATAGAGCCAACTTCTTCCGGCTGTTCTTTAACTTCAGGAATTTCTTCTTTAATAGCTTCCTTCTTAGTCTTAGGTACTACTCTACCTTTTCGAGCAGGTCGAGCAACTGCAGGAGCAGGTTTCTTTTCCTCAGCCTCTGCTGTGTACCAACGTTCGATAGTTGAAGCGGATAAAGTAGTAACTGCGTCATCTACTAAAGATTTTAGATCGGCTTTCTTCTCGTCCGCTTTAATTGAAACGACTTCGAATTGAGTAGAAGTTTTCTTACTTAAAATGATGCTTCCTTCTGTAAGCTCGCTGAATTTAATTTTTGACATAATGTCCTCCTCGCCTTTCGGCTTTTTTATTTTTATAATTGTATTATACAATAATGAATGAATAAAGTCAAGCACTTTTTATAAAAAGTTGAACTTTTTTAAAATAAAAACACCCTACAGATTTGCAGGGTGGAAAGGGTCATATCAACCAACGTGTTGACAGTTTTATTATAAGAAAATGTTTTTAATAAGTAAATAGAGTAAAACTACTGTCTATTAAATTTCTAAGATAGTAATTCGTTTACTCTATCTTGAACGGCTTGTGCGTCATAACCGGCGCTCGTTAAATTGTCGAAACGCTCTTGTCCGTTGCCCCAAATACCTTGAATGACCTCGTTTGCTACGGTATTAAGATCCACGGTGTCTTCGCCGCCTAAAAGACTATTCACTTTATCTTGTACAGCTTGAGCGTCGTAACCGGCATTTTCTAGTTTATCGAAACGCTCTTGACCGTTACCCCAAAGTCCTTGTAGCACTTCATTAGCTAACGTATCCAAGTCTTTACTAGTATTTTCAGCATTTAAGAGGTCATTTACCTTGTCTTGAACGGCTTGCGCATTATATCCCGCATTTGTTAAGTTGTCGAAACGCTCTTGTCCGTTGC